AAAGATGTATTCCCAGAAGTTAAACTCCAAGCCGATAACAAATCAGCGGGACGTTGGGAAACCAATAAAGGCGGAGAATACTTTGCAGCTGGTGTTGGTGGTGCTGTTACTGGTCGTGGTGCGGATTTACTTATTATTGATGACCCTCATTCAGAACAAGATGCTCTTAGCCCTAATGCCTTAGAATCTGCTTGGGAATGGTATACTTCTGGACCTAGACAGCGTTTACAGCCTGGCGGAGCTATAGTATTAGTTATGACGCGTTGGTCTTCTATAGATCTAACAGCCAAATTATTAGAATCTCAGAAAGAACCTATGGCAGATCAATGGGAAATGATAGAGTTTCCTGCTATTTTTCCAGAAACAGACAATCCTTTGTGGCCTGAGTTCTGGCCTAAAGACGAATTATTAAAAGTTAAGTCTTCTATTCCTGGTATTAAATGGAACTCTCAGTGGATGCAAAATCCTACCGCTGAAGAAGGAGCCATTATTAAAAGAGACTGGTGGAAGCGCTGGAAACACAAAACCATACCTCCTGTTAAGTATATTATGCAGTCATACGATACTGCTTTTTCTAAAAATCAAACTGCTGACTTTTCAGCTATATCTACTTGGGGTGTATTTAAACCTTCAGAAGACCAGCCAGATTGTTTGATATTGCTTGATTGTCAAAAAGGTCGTTGGGATTTCCCAGAGTTAAAAGAAGTTGCTATGCGTGAGTATAGTTATTGGGAATGTGACATGGTATTAATAGAAGCTAAAGCATCTGGTACTCCGCTTACTCAAGAGCTACGGCGAATGGGTATTCCTGTTGTTAACTACTCACCAACTAGAGGACATGATAAACATTCTAGGATGCATTCAGTTGCTCCTATTTTTGAATCAGGAATGGTTTATGCTCCTAACAAAGCTTTTGCAGAGGACATGATAGAAGAATGTGCTTCTTTTCCATTTGGTGCTAACGATGATTTATGTGATACTATGACTCAAGCTTTAATGCGTTTTCGTGAAGGTGGATTTGTCTCTTTGGCAAACGACTACGAAGATCAAGAAAGACAAAGACCTCTTAGGTCATATTATTGATGAGATTATAAAATGGCAATAGAAAAACAATTTCCAGAAGAAATAATAGATACAACCACAACACAAGATGCAGATGCTTTAGACTCTGAAATTATTGATGTATTAGATGCTATGGGCGAGGGTGAAGAAAACGTTCAAATGCAAGAAGACGGATCTGCAATATTAGGACCAGAAGAGCCTATGATGCCAGAAGTAGGTTTTTCAGAAAACCTAGCAGAAGTTTTATCTAGTCAAGATCTTTCTACTATATATATAGAATTAGTGGGTGGTATTGAGAATGATAAATCATCCAGAGAAGACTGGGAAAAAACTTATACAGACGGCCTTAAATATTTAGGTATGAAGTTTGATGAAAATAGATCTGAACCTTTTGCAGGAGCCTCAGGCGTTATTCATCCTTTATTAGGAGAATCTGTAACTCAATTCCAAGCTCAAGCATATAAAGAATTACTACCAGCTGGAGGACCTGTTAAGACTCAAGTAATAGGTGCTTACGATGGAGTGGTTGAAGAGCAAGCCCAAAGAGTTAAAGAATTTATGAACTATCAGATTCTTCATGTTATGGAAGAGTATGACGAAGAGCTAGACCAAATGCTTTTCTATTTACCTCTTGCAGGTTCTGCATTTAAAAAAGTTTACTACGATGAAACATTAGGCAGACCTGTATCAAAGTTTGTAGCACCAGAAGATTTAATTGTTCCTTACTATACAACTGATTTAGAGACCTGTTCGCGAATTACTCACGTTGTTAAGATGCCAGAGAATGATGTAAGAAAATTACAAGCTATTGGATTTTACAAAAATGTAGATGTTGAATCTGGAGGCAATGTTAACCTTACTTCAGATATAAAATCAGAAAAAGAAAAGCTAGAAGGTATAGAGCCTACTTATGATGACGGTGAAGTATCTATTCTTTATGAAGTTCATTGTAATTTGGATTTAGAAGGTTTTGAAGATATGGGTCAAGACGGTGAACCTAGTGGAGTTAAGTTACCTTATATAGTAACTATAGACTCTAATAGTGAAAACATATTAGCTATTAGGCGTAACTTCAAAGAAGAAGATCCAATGAAGAAAAAAACTGAATACTTTGTGCATTTTAAATTCTTGCCAGGATTAGGTTTCTACGGCTTTGGTCTTACTCATATGATTGGTGGTTTATCTAAAGCTTCTACATCTATTATGAGACAGTTAATTGATGCTGGTACTCTAGCTAATCTACCCGCTGGTTTTAAAACTAGAGGCATTAGAATTAGAGATGAAGACCAGCCAATACAACCAGGTGAGTTTAGGGACGTTGATGCACCAGCAGGTTCACTAAGAGATGCTATACAGCCATTACCATTTAAAGAGCCTAGCGGCACTTTACTTAGTTTATTAGGGTTGTTAGTGCAATCAGGACAAAAGTTTGCGTCCATAGCAGATACAAATATTGGCGATGGTAACTCTCAAGCACCTGTTGGAACTACTTTAGCTCTTATGGAAAAATCAAGCAAAGTGTTATCAGCTATCCATAAAAGATTACATAATGGCCAGAAAAAAGAATTTAGATTACTTGCTACTATATTTAAAGATAGCTTACCTCCTGTTTATCCTTACGCAGTATCAGGCGGTAACATGCAAGTTAAGCAACAGGACTTTGATGACAGAGTAGATATATTTCCAGTAAGTAATCCAGATATATTTTCTACTAGCCAAAGAATAGTTATGGCTCAAGAAATGATGCAGTTAGTTCAATCTAATCCAGAAATACATGGGCCTGGTGGAACTTATGAAGCCTACAAAAGAATGTATGCTGCTCTAGGTGCAGACAATATTGACCAATTACTTATGCCACCGCCAGATACAACTCCTAAACCAATTGAGTCTGGTATGGAAAACAGTGGGCTAATGATGGGCGGACCAGCTCAAGCATTTCCAGAACAAGACCATGATGCACATATAGCTGTTCATGTATCTTTGTTAAGTATGCCTCCTGTTCAAATGAATGCTCAGATACAAGCAAATATACACTCACATATTATGCAACATCTACAATTAAAAGCAGATGCAATTGCTCAACAACAAATGCCTCCAGAAGCCATGCAGCAATATCAACAGATGCAACAACAAGCTCAACAGATGCCACCTCAAGAAGCTGCTCCGTTAATGCAGCAAGCTCAAGGGATGTTGGCTCAGTTTAGTTCTCCAATTATGTCTGAACTTATGCAACAATTCTCTCAGCAAGTATCTGCTCCACCAGAAGAAGATCCACTTGTAACTATTAGAAAGCAAGAACTTGCTCTTAAAGGTCAAGAATTATCTCAAGATCAACAACAGTTTGAGTCTAAAGAAAAGTTACGTACTGAAGAAAAATTACGTCAAGATAAAATTGATGTAGAAAGAATCCAAGCTCAAAAAGATATAGCTGAATTAAAAGATGACACAACTAGGGATAGAATGGACCAACAAAAAGAACTTAAATTGATTGATATTGGTTTAAAAGGATTGTAAGGTAACACATATGAAAAACGTAAAAGTATTAAAAGGAAAACAAGGATACTCTAATAAGGGTACAGTACCATTTAAAGCTGTTTCAGAAGCACCTAAAAAAACTACAGCTTCTTCTACTCCAGGAATGGGGAAAGGGAAAGCTAGAGGAATGGGCGCTGCTGAATTTGGTGGTAAGTTTTCTGGTATTTATTAAATGTCAATTCTTTGGCTGTCTGAACAGCTGAAAAAAAGAATTGGTGAAAAGAAAGAAGATATTCAAGTTGCCATTATGAATGGCACTAAAAATGTTGAAGAATATCACTATCTACGTGGGCGCTACAATTCTCTCGCCGACCTAGAATCTGAACTTAGAGAGTTGCTAAAAAAGGTAATAGAAAACGATGAGCAAGGTAATAGTTCCTGAACATGTCGCAAAAGCAGTAGAACAAGAAAATCTACAAAAAGCTAAAAAAGAAAAAGAAGACAAACCTGAAGCGGTTGAAGAAGTAGAAAAAGCTTATACAGAAGCAACAAAAAGAGTATTGGATCCTTCCTTGCTCGATAAATCATTTTTAGAACGTATGCCTCAACCCACAGGTTGGAGGATTCTTATATTGCCATATAAGGGCAAAGGCGTTAGTGAAGGTGGTATTCAATTAATTAAAGAAACAGTTGACAGGGAATCATTAGCAACCGTAGTGTCATACGTTGTTAAAATGGGGCCTATGTGTTATTCAGACAAAAAGAAATTTGGAGATACTCCTTGGTGTGAAAAAGGAGATTGGGTGCTAATTGGTAGATATGCAGGAGCTAGGTTTAAGCTTGGCGACGATGCAGAGTGCCGTATTATAAACGACGACGAAGTTATCGCGACTATTGAAGATCCCGATGATATCGTTAGCGCATAACGTGAGGAGGACTCATGCAAGAACCACAAATAAATGAAGAAGTACAACAAGATCCTATAGAAGATGGGCAAATTGTTGAGCTAGAAACAGAAAATTCTTCTGAAGATAAGGAAGCTCAGGCTTCTGTAGAAGATGTTTCTGTTGAAGAAGAAAAGCAAGTTAAAAAAGAAGACGAGTTAGAAGATTATTCTAAAGGCGTTCAAAAAAGAATAGCTACGCTTACTAAGAAGATGAGAGAGCAAGAAAGAGCAGCTAATTCTGCTTATGAATATGCTCAAGCTTTACAAGCAGAAAATCAAAATTTAAAACAAAGCAGTACAGAATTAAATAAAAACTATTTATCTGAAGCTCAAAACAGATTAAATTCTCAAAGAGCGCAAGCTAACTCAGTTTTAAAAAATGCTTATCAAGATCAAGATTGGGACAAGGTAACTAAAGCTCAGGGTATTCTTGATAAGATAACAGTTGAAGAAAGTAGGTTAGTTAATACTCAACCAGTAAAGGTAGAGCAACCAACTAACTATCAGAATTATCAGGCCCCAATGCAACAAGCTCCAGTTCAGCAACAAGCTGCACCAGATCCTGCTGCCGAAGATTGGGCAGGTAAAAATGAGTGGTTTGGTGAAGATGAGACAATGACCTTAGCCGCTTTTAACATTCATCGTAAATTAATTGAAGAAGAGGGCTTTGACACTTCTGATTCTACATATTATGATGAGATAGATAAACGTATCAGAACTGAATTTCCTCACAAATTCTCAACAGGTGATGAAGTCAATTCTAATAGCAAAATGCAACAGAATGTTGCACCAGCTGGAAGGAGTGATAGTTCTGGGCGCAAACGTCAAGTCAAACTTAGCGCAAGCGAAGTTCAAATGGCAAAACGTTTAAATGTGCCGCTTAGTGAATATGCTAAGTACATTAAAAGGTAAATTATTATGACTGATGAGAACAAAGTAGAAGAAAATAACAGAACTCCACGTTCTGCAGAAACTCGAGCTAAAGATACTGCTCGCAAACCTTGGCGTCCCCCATCTATGTTGGATACGCCTCCAGCGCCTGAAGGATATACCTACAGGTGGATAAGAGCTGAACTCGTTGGTGAAGAAGATAGAAAGAATGTTATGTCTAGGATGCGTGAGGGTTATGAACTCGTACGTGCCGAAGAGATAGGAGATTTTGAACTTCCAACTATGGACGACGGAAAGCATGCTGGAGTAGTAGCCGTGGGTGGTTTGCTGTTGGCGAAGATTCCTAATGAAACACGTGACGAAAGAAACGCCTATTTCAACGACCGTGCGCAATTGCAACAAGATGCAGTTGATAATGATTTAATGAAGGAATCAGATCCTAGTTCTCCGATGTTAAAACCTCAGAGATCTACAAGCGTAACTTTTGGTGGTGGAAACAGAGATTAATCTGATTTCATCTAAATAAAACTTTTTAAAAAAAGGTAAATATTATGGCGAATGTAAATGCACCTTCTGGTTTAAAACCTATTGGAAAGTTAGGCTCGGCTGTTAATTCTACAGGCACAACAGAGTACGACATTCTTACAGGAACAACTGGAACTATATATACAGGAGACCCAGTTAAAATGGTCAACACAGGCGGCATTGCCGTTGCTGCTGCTGGCGATTTATTACTAGGAGTCTTTCAAGGCTGTCATTACACAGACTCAAACGGAGACAGAATTTTCTCTCCTGTTTGGACTACATTGACAGCAACCAGCGACTGCAAAGCAGCCGTTGTAGACGACCCAGATGCTTTATTTGAAGTACAATCAGCTGCTACAGGTAGCGTTACTCAAACCGATGTTGGTTTGAATGGCGATATTGTCTATGCTGCAGGTTCTTCAATAACAGGCGTTTCAGGAGTAAAAATTAGTGGCACTATGGCTACTGGTACAGCTCAACTGAGAATCATGGGTATATCGAATGATCCTTCTAACAATGCGTTAGGAACTGGGTCTTTATCAACCAATGTTAACTTTATCGTCAGAATTGCCGAGCATTTTAACAGAACTGCTGCGGGAGTATAATAATGGCTATAAATAGAGCGCAATTAGCGAAGGAATTAGAACCAGGATTAAATGCCTTGTTCGGAATGGAATATGACAGGTATGATAATCAACATACTGAAATATTTGAAACTGAATCATCAGACAGAGCGTTTGAAGAAGAAGTAATGATCGTAGGTTTTGGTAATGCATCAATTAAAGGCGAAGGTAACGCTGTCGAATATGACAACGCTACTGAAGGCTTTACTGCACGTTACGCCCACGAAACAGTTGCTTTAGCCTTCTCTCTAACTGAAGAAGCAGTGGAAGATAACTTATACGATAGACTTGGTTCAAGGTATACAAAAGCCTTGGCTAGATCTATGGCAAACACAAAGCAAATTAAGGCAGCTTCTGTTCTTAATAATGCTTTTAGTGGCAGTTTCACTGGTGGTGATGGTGTTGCTTTAGTATCAGACTCTCATCCTTTGGGTGGCGGTGGTACTGCTAGTAACAGACCAACAGCTTATGCTGACTTGAACGAGACTTCATTAGAAGATGCTCTTATTAATATCTCAACTTTAGTTGACGATAGAAATTTGACAATTGCTCTACAAGGAAGAAAGCTTATTGTTCCACCAGCATTACAATTTGTTGCTGACAGATTACTACAAAGCCCAGGCAGAGTAGGAACTTCTGACAATGACATTAATGCTATTAAAAATATGGGTATGGTCCCTGAAGGATATGTTGTTAACAACTATCTAACAGATA